CTGGTAACGAGGAAAGACCTCTGCGAGGTACGAATCCGAACCGGCCAGACGGAGGTCGCTGTCTTCACAGCTTACGAACCTGAGGAGTAAGAGACCAGGCGAGGGAGAAATCCCTCGCCACCTCTGATGAGTCAGGCATCCTCAACGCACCCGCACTTAACCCGCTTCGGCGGGTTTTGTTTTTTCCTGGCATTCTGGTTTACAATTCGCACGTCAGCCTGAACACCTGACACCTGCTGCGCCAGCAGAGAAAACAGATGGTGCACAAAACCAAATTTCACAATTCTGATACCGACCTTGCCATCCGGCATGGGCGGCGTTCACACGCATTTAAAACCGACTGGTACCAACACCCACCATGTACTGAAGAACAGGCCGAATGGCTAATTCATAACTACCGCAGACGCGGATACGAGATTAAGAAAGCCCTCAGCCTCGATTATCGTCACTGGATAATCTATGTCAGGCTCCCTTATTCCGAACGCCCACCGCGTCCGTCCCGCACATTCCAGCAACGCATCTGGAGGTAACGTGCGGGTATTACTTCGACCTGTTCCGGTACCGGAACTTGGGCTGGTGGTGCTAAAACCGGGCCGTGAATCCATGCAGGTATTTCATAACCCTCGAGTTCTGGTGGAGCCGGAACCGAAAAGCATGCGCGGTCTGCCGTCCGGAGTCGTTCCTGCTGTTCGCCAGCCGCTGGCGGAGGATAAATCATTACTGCCATTTTTCAGCGATGAGCGGGTGATTCGTGCTGCTGGTGGTGCTGGTGCATTGTCTGACTGGCTGTTACGCCACATTAAATCCTGCCAGTGGCCTCATGGTGACTACCATCACAGTGAAACCGTCATGCATCGTTACGGTACCGGCGCGATGGTGTTGTGCTGGCACTGCGACAACCAGCTGCGTAACCAGACTTCCGAATCACTCGGGCAGCTTGCTCACCAAAACCTGTCAGCATGGATGATTGATGTCATCCGCCACGCAATGAATGGCACGCAGGAGCGGGAATTATCGCTGGCTGAATTATCCTGGTGGGCAACCATAAATAACGTAGCGGACGCACTACCGGAGACGGTGTTACGTCGTTCACTGGGATTACGCGCGGAAAAAATTCGCTCAGTATACCGCGAGAGCGACATCGTGCCGGGAGAGCAGACCGCCACCAGCATGCTGAAGCAGCGCACAAAAAATATTGCGCTACTGCCTCACGCCCACCAGCAAAACCCGCCACAGGAAAAGACGGTGGTAAGCATTGCCGTTGATCCGGAGTCACCGGCTCAGTATCTCCAGCGCCAGAAACCACGACGGGAAGAGATGCCTGTATACACGCGTTGGGTAAAAACGCAGAAATGCATGACGTGTGGTAATCAGGCAGATGATCCGCATCACATCATTGGTCATGGACTGGGAGGGATGGGAACAAAGGCTGATGATTTGTTTGTTATTCCGCTGTGCCGTAAATGCCATAGCGAACTACACGCCGGGGTAAAAGATTTTGAAGAAAAACACGGCAGCCAGCTGTTGTTGCTGATTCGTTTTTTAATGCACGCGAGAAATTCGGGTGTCCTGAAGTGGAAAGCATGAATGACTGAACGCATAGAATTTGTTTTGCCTTACCCGCCAACGGTGAACACTTACTGGCGACGTCGTGGCAGCACATATTTTGTATCAAAAGCCGGTGAGCGTTATCGCCGTGATGTGGCGCTTATTGTTCGCCAGCAGCGGCTGAAATTAAACCTGTCCGGAAGGCTGGCGATAAAGATTATTGCAGAGCCACCGGATAAACGTCGTCGTGACCTGGACAATATCCTGAAAGCACCACTGGATGCGCTGACGCATGCCGGACTTCTCATAGACGACGAGCAGTTTGATGAAATCAATATTGTGCGCGGTCAGCGCGTTCCTGGGGGACGGCTGGGCGTGAAGATTTACAAAATTGAGAGTGAGTGATCGTAAATATGATATACCCGGAAATTACAGGCAAAAGCGGCGAGCATTTACGTCTAAAAACGCTGGAAGCCGTCTGGATCCAGGGGAAATTACGGATGTGGGGGCGTTGGTCGTATATAGGTGGTGGCAAACCAGGAAATATGTTCAATCAGTTGCTGGCATCCAAAAAACTGACAAAAACCGCAATCAATGAAGCCCTGCGTAGAATCAGGGAGTCAGGGATTGATAAACCAGAGCTGGAAGCATTCTTGCGAGAGATGATCGCTGGCAGACAGAAGAGCTGGTTGTCTCACTGTACTGATGCAGAGGCGTTACGCATTGATGGGGTGATAAGTAAAGCGCTTGCACGTTATCCTGGATTGATTGATATCCTGCGGCAAAGGTACGAAGGGCGGGGGATGAGTAAACGCAAAATGGCTGAATTGTTGAATGAGGTGCACCCGGAATGGTGTTTTAGTACATGCGAAAAGCGAATTGCTAATTGGTTGGCTGTTGCTGAATATGCGCTATACATCCCTATGCGAGAATCGTTTGCTCAAAAAATGTCTTGATTTTTTACGCATAAACTGTTTCAATCCAGCTACGCTTCGCAAAGCTATACCGCGAGGCGAATAGCAGACATGGACACCTGAAAGAACCCGCTTTATGCGGGTTTTTTTATGTCTGAAAAACGGCACAGAACATTAAACGCGCTGGTAGTTGTGAATACTGGTCTTTCAGCTTGCTGGCTTTTTCGACAAGAGGTATTGGTATGTCACGTTAACCGGAAAAGGGAAAAAAGCATGCTAAAACAGCAGGATATGACCGAAACCGCCAGAGTGGTGTTTAATGAATTAAGCGTCACCGAACCGGCGACCGTCGGGGAAATTGCGCAGAATACTTACCTTTCACGCGAACGCTGCCAGTTAATACTGACTCAGCTTGTTATGGCGGGTCTGGCAGATTATCAGTTCGGTTGTTACAGACGCCTTCCGCAGTGAAGGCTTTTTAATTTGTGGTAATGGGCGGCTGGTGGGTGTTAGCGGCACCTGCCAGCCATCTGCTCATGCGTTGGGGTCACAAGCAAACCTCAGGCCCATCTGCTTTGCGCAAAAGCGGTATGAGCCTATCAGAGAAGTGCTTATTGATCTATGATTAATACTGTAAAAATATCCAGTTGTGAGTTAATCAACGCTGATTGCCTGGAATTTATCCAGACCTTACCGGAAAACTCTGTCGATCTGATAGTCACAGACCCGCCATACTTTAAAGTGAAGCCCGAGGGCTGGGATAACCAGTGGGAGGGCGACGATGATTACCTGAAATGGCTGGACCAGTGTCTGGCGCAGTTCTGGCGGGTACTGAAGCCTGCCGGAAGTCTTTACCTGTTCTGTGGTCATCGCCTGGCATCTGACACCGAAATCATGATGCGTGAGCGCTTTAATGTGCTGAACCACATTATCTGGGCGAAGCCGTCCGGACGCTGGAACGGGTGCAATAAGGAAAGTCTGCGGGCGTATTTTCCGGCAACAGAGCGCATTCTGTTTGCAGAACATTATCAGGGACCGTATCGCCCGAAAGATGATGGCTATGTGGCACAGGGGCGCGAGCTAAAACAGCACGTCATGGCCCCGCTGATTTCTTACTTTCGTGATGCGCGTAAATCACTGGGAATAACGTCAAAACAGATAGCGGAAGCCACCGGAAAGAAAAACATGGCTTCGCACTGGTTTGGTACCAGTCAGTGGCAGTTACCGAACGAGGGTAATTACAACAAATTGCAGGCGTTGTTTGCGCGTGTTGCGGCAGAAAAACATCAGCGCGGGGAACTGGAAAAGCCACACCACCAGCTGGTCAGCACATACAGTGAGCTGAACCGGCAGTATACGGAACTGCTGAGTGAATATAAAAATTTGCGGCGGTATTTCGGTGTGACGGCGCAGGTTCCGTACACCGATGTCTGGACGCATAAACCGGTGCAGTACTATCCAGGGAAACATCCGTGCGAAAAACCGGCAGAAATGCTGCAGCAGATAATCAACGCGAGCAGTCGTCCGGGAGACCTGGTTGCAGATTTTTTTATGGGTTCAGGTTCAACGGTAAAAGCGGCGATGGCACTGGGGCGTTGTGCGATTGGTGTTGAGCTGGAGACAGGACGTTTTGAACAGACAGTCAGGGAAGTTCAGGATTTAATCGTTTGAAACGGATGGGATTGCAGAATTAATTACGCACCATTATTATTCTGCTACCGGCCCTTTAGCTCAGTGGTGAGAGCGAGCGACTCATAATCGCCAGGTCGCTGGTTCAAATCCAGCAAGGGCCACCATCACATAC